CGGAAGCTCAGTAATGGCCCTATCGACAAGCGGTTAAGTCACGTCCCTTTCACGGATGAGTCACGGGTTCGATTCCCGTTGGGGCTACAAATATTTATTATTATGATAACAACAATTGCAATTGCCGCATTAGCAGGATTTGGTTTAGGATGTATTTGTACTCTATTAGCATTTGATTGTCCTAAATGTAAATGTGAGTGCAACAATAATAAAAAACAACTATTAAAAGGATAAGTTATGTTAGATTTAAAAGAATTACTTATAATGCTTGGTTTAGCCGTAGGTGGTCCGATGCCTAATCAAGACATGACATTTTACAGACAAAAATTGAGCAATGAGATGATAATGGAGCAAAAACTTCAATCAGAAATTAAAGCGCTCGAGTATCGTAAAATGTGGGATGATGTAAATAAAACAGAAAAAACAGATTTTGCATCTAATTGGTTAAAAGAGAAAAAAACCGATGATAAATTAACTCAACACAAAAAAGATCTTACTCAAACTAAGAAAAAAATCAAAGTGCTCAAACAAATCATTGAAAAAGATTCATTAGAGCGCATTAAAGTAGAACCTATAACATTATAGGTATAACTATTTTACTAGACCGATAAGTCTTTATTAATATCTAGCAACCCGTTTCTCCCACCAGCATGTCTGCGGTTAGATACGGGTTGTTTTGATTTACGTTCAGTATTATCAAATTTGACTAAAACTGCGCTAAATAATGTACTAATTAATAATGAGATTGCTAATAATGGCATTTTATTTTATATTTTGTTCAATAATACGTATATAACACTTCTACGAAAACGACAAATTGCCATAATGTTCGTTGAAAAATCCACACCACGCCTATAATATTTAAATTTGGTTTTATAGTATATACTATATTTATGAGGGAACTAGTTCTATCTATGAAGAAAGTAATTGCTATATTAATATTAGTTTTGGCATCATTCATTAGCCAAGCGCAAACTCCTAAATTGTTTTTACATAACGTAGAAAACAAAATCCAAATTGGTAAATTAGCAGGAAACCGTAATTTAGCATTTGGTGTTAAAAATATAGTTGAAGAACTATTATCCGAAAATTATTCATTAGTACCTACTAAAGACGCTGCTGATTATTCAGTACAAGTCGACATCGTATTTTTAGATGTTGAACAAGCAAATGTAAGTATAGGTATAATGCATCAAGATAAACAATCCGTCGTTATCAGTATGGTGGGTAAATTATTGAAAGGCGATAAAGTCGTCAAAACAAAAACAGCAACAGAAAAATCAAGCGAAGTATCAATGTCTACTTTAGTTATTTCTGAAGCAGGTGGTTTTAATCAAACATCATTATCAAATGCGTTGAAGAAAGCATCGGTTTCATTAACAACTAAATTATTAGACAAAATATGAAAAAATTATTATTCTTACTATTATCATTAGTAAGTTTAACCGCGTTTGCGCAAGAACCTAAAATTAGGTTAGCTGATGACTCTACTAAGGTAGATATCAATGGTGGAGTAATTGATAAAGGTGATGAATTCATCGTCAATGTTCAATTAAATGGTAACGGAAACACAACTTCTCGTTCACTATATTTTGATTTTGAATTCAATAATGCTGCATTTGATTTTATAAATGTAATTAATACAGGTACTGGTGGAAATGGTGGTGTACTTCCAGGAGGTGCTTCTATTACAATGGATAATTACACATACCCAGGTTATTCATTTGCTGGAAATGGTAATAACACATCCCCTAATGGTAATCAAAATTACAACAATGCAGGATACAGTTTTACTCAAGGTGGTCCTAAAACAATTATTCGTGTTTATTTAAACTGGGCGTCAAATTCACCATTACCTTATAATGGATATGGTGATTTATTAAGATTACGTTTTAGATTAAAAACAACAGCAGTGGGTGATGCATGGGATCCAATCAAAATGAACTTTGCTGCATCATTTAATCAAAATGGTTCATCAGGCGCCGCGGTAAACGAAATTCCATTAACTACAGTAATTACACAAAACCCAGACGCTAAGAAATTTGTTAAAGCAGTATTGGATTTAAATGGAAATATCAATCCAACTCACGTTAAAGTATTATTTAAAAAAGCTGATAATACTGGACCAATGTTTAATGTAACTGCAAATGGTACAGTAAATATTGTAGATTCATTACTAACTGCAAATACAGCTTATCAAATTATGGTAATGGCCAATATGGATCAATTACCAGCTATAATGAACTCAGCAGTATCAGTATCAGATTATACAACAGCACAAGCAGAATTTGTATCTCAAAATCTAGATAGAACATATAAAAATACTAGTATAACAACAGGTATGGGATATTGGGCGGTAGATGTTAACAGATCAAACGGATTTGATGGTGGTGATTTAACTAAATTATATGCACAAGCAGTTGGTGTTAATCAATTAATCGTATTACCAGAAGGATATACAGTTGGGTCTAATGGGTGGATGAGTTTACCTACGTTTAAAGCTGCTGAATTCAATGCTGCTACCCCATCTAACGTATTTACTACATTACCTACTAATGCACAGCGTACTTATGAATACACTACTCCAGCTACCCCAGGAACACCATTAACAATTAATGTAAAATATGTACTTCCTGGTGATATAAATCGTTCTCATTCATCTCAAGTAGTAATAAATGGAGCTGTAGCTACAAACGCTATAGTTGCATTAAATAAGAGTATTGCAAATAAATTATATGCTGCTGGTCCAATTATGAACCGTACTGAATCGTTTATTAATACTCCACAAAAAGTAGCTTCAATTGATGTAAATATTAAAAACGTAACAGTAACTTCAAATTCAATTGAAATACCAATTGCAGTTAATACAAACGGAAATGAAGTAGCGGCTTTACAATTTGAATTCGCATACGACCCAAGCAAAGTTAAATTTGAATCAATGGCTTCAGAAGTACCTAACGAGTGGTATGTATTTGCTAACTCGGCAACAGGTAAAGTTAAATTCGGAGCAATTGATCAAAAATTAAAAACTCCAATTAAAGGCGCTGCGATTCCATTCAAATTAAAATTCAGTACATTAGTAAGTGGATTAGATATTAATTCATTTATTAAAATTACTTCTGCAACAGATGCAGCATCAACTAGCGGATCTCAGTTGGGGATTAACTTAAATACAGAAACAATAAAATTAACAGGATATAACAACTTTTAAATATGAAAAACTTATTATCAATTGTTTTAATCGGCTTTATATTTATTACCGCAGGATGTAGTGATGTAGAAGTACTATCAGCACCTGATATTAAATTAGGAGTTGCAGCAAAATCCACAGATATACTTAGTGTAGTATCAACAGGTGGTACAGTTACAGTACAATACGCGGTTACGACTGGAGCTAAGTACTCTGTACAAGTATACAAATTTGCTGCTACTGAACCTACAAAAACATTACCATTAACTGCTGAAAGCGAGATTGTAACTAAAATATACGATTTCAAAGATTTAGAAGATGGAATATATGATATAACATTAACCGATATCAACGGGGTATCAGTTAAAAAACCATTAGTAATTAAACGTTAAAAATAAAATGGCAGAAGAAGCAGAAAACTCAGGTGGAGGATCATTAAAAAGTATCCTTATTGGTCTAGCAAGTACAGTAGCATTAGGTATTGGTGGATATGTTACAAAAACTCTTACAGGTGAAAAAGATGAACCAGCAGCAGCTGTATCAGCACCAGCTCCAGTAATTAATATTACTACTAACAACACACAACAACAAAAGAATGTTGTAGGTGGTGGTGGTAGTGGTGTAAAACCAGCTCCCACACCTGCTCCAAAACCAAAACCTAAAACAGCTAAAGAAGAGCTAGAAGAAGCTCCTAAATGGTAATTAACAATGAAGTTATTTAAAGAAGAACAACCTATGGTAAAACCTACTCCTACGGGATTTAAGGATCTATTAAATGCAATGATGAAACGTAGATGGTATATTACCGCTATGGTTTTAGGTGGATTTATGTTAATAATTGGTGGTATATTTGCCGCTATTATTCAAGGCACCGAAATTGCGGGTGAATGGAAAGAATTAATGTTGTTATTACTTGGAGCATTTATTGGTTCATACGGTAAGATTATAGATTATTGGTTTTCAGATACTGATAAAGATAAAATGTTGGTTCAGAAAATGGATGAAGAAGATGGTGTCGCATTATCTGATACTAAAGGAGGTGACTCACCAGCTCCTGTACCAACTACCGAAAAGAAGGGCGTTGAAATCGATGAAGATGGGGATGGTGTGATGGATGGTTTAGATCATGATGGTGACGGTAAAATCGATGAATATTTCGCTCATCGCCAATGCGAACATGTATGGGGTGATGCTGATGGAGACGGAGATGAAGAATGTCTTAAATGTGGTAAAATAAAGGATATAGAAGAATCTATAGAAGGATAATAAAAATGGAAAAGGTATATAAAATTTATTCAAAAATGGTTTTAGCTGGGATTATAATTGGCTTTAGCACTCAGATGTATTTTGTATACCTACATTTTACTAATCAGAATGAGAAAGCAAATCAAATAGCGGCTAAAATTTCAAAACAACCTTGGTAAAATGGAAATATTAAAAAAATTTATGGCAGGTGCCAATTCATTACTAGCTGATGAAAAAGGTGCTGTATCATCAAAACGATTTGTTGGTTTATTAGCTGCATTAACATTGTGTATTACAATGTATCAAAATTCATTCTCTGAAGCACATATTGCCCCAGCAGAATCATTAGTAAATGCAGTAGCATTACTTGCATTCGGTTCATTAGGTTTATCTTCAATAGATAAATTTACAGGAATGAAAAAACAAATTTCAGAAGCTACTAAAGCAGAAAAAAAAGAAGAAGAATATGAAGGCTAATTTATTGGTTTTATTCCTGTCTTTATTATGTTTACCAGTACTTGGACAAACTATTGGTTCTGTAAAGACAGAAGCATACCAAGCTGATTTTGAAAAGAAACAATCGATTGATGTTGTATCTGATTATGATGGACCTAAAATCCCAATCCAATTGTTATCAATTGGAATTACAGATGAGATATTTGCAATGTACCCAGAACTTAAAGACAAACGTGTTGGTTTAGGTTTAACAAATATTGTAGTTGAATTTTTAGAAGAGACAAATCGATTTACATTTACTGAAGATAAAGCTGAAATTAAGAACAGAATGGTAAAACAATTCCAGGCGTCTCAATCAGGTATTACGGAAAATAAATTAGATGGTAGAGGAAAAATTAAGCTTGCACAATATTTTGTATATGTAGAGGTATACGACTTCTCTGTTTCTGAAGACGAACAATTAAAATTAAAAGATGGTGTTAAGCAAACTCAAACTACCCGCTTGGGTCTACAAGTTAAGTTCGTTAACGCTGAAACTGCTGAGTATATCACTGGTTCAGGCTTAGGCGAAGCAAGTACAGTAAAACAAGGTGCGTTATCTGATTCGTTTGATGAAATTAAATTTAATCAATCAACAATCGGTATAACAACTAAAAAAGCGTTGGAAACAGCAGCTTCAAGAATAGTTTCACGTATGATTAAAAAGAAAGTGTTTACAAATTAAAATAAATAAAATGAAAAAGTTATTATTAATTACAATTTTGTGTTTGTCTGCAGTAGCTGCTAACGCACAAGAATTTTTCGGTTCCGCTACTAATAAAGGTATGGACGGATACTTAACAGGTGGTTATATCAAAAAAGGATGGGGTATTTATGCTGGTTTTAAGTATGATGCTGATCCAATGGTATCAACTAAAACAGGTAGTTTAGATAAAACTATGAAATTTGGTGTTATCCGTATGTTTGCTAGCGAGAAATTGATGTTAGGTATGGGTATTCAACCAGTAGGAAATGTAAATAAGCCAAATGTATGGTTGGGATATGCTCCTTTAAAATCAGAAGGACTTAAAATTTGGGTTATTGGTAATCTAGTTGGAAATAATTTCACACCAGGCTTAGGTTTAACTTACAAATTGGATAAAATCCAATTCTAAGAACAAAGAGTACAACTGTAATAATTAACTATAAAAACAATAAACGATGCTATTAAAGCTAGGATCCGAAGGCGAAGATGTAAAAAAGCTTCAAGTAAAATTAGGTATAGAAGCCATTGGTAAATTTGGACCTAAAACAGACGCCGCTGTTAAAGCTTGGCAATCAGCTAATGGATTAAAAGCTGATGGTATTGTTGGAGATGGAACATGGTCAAAAATGTTTGGTACTTCAACTCCAGCAGTTAAACCAGCAGCCGCTCCAATTGCTAATTCAGGTAATTTAAAATTATCTAATTTAAAAGGACATATCCCAGATGCAGTAATCGCAATGATTCCTGACACAGCAGCTAAATTTGGTATTAATACACCATTACGTTTATCCCACTTTTTAGCACAATGCGGACACGAATCAGGTGGTTTCCGTGCAACTCAAGAAAATTTAAATTATTCAGCTAAAGGACTAATGGGAATATTTAAAAAATATTTTCCAACAGCTGCATTAGCTGCTCAATACGAACGCAAACCTGCTAAAATTGCTGCTCGTGTCTATGGAAGTAGAATGGGTAATGGTAATGAAGCATCAGGTGAAGGATATAAATTTCGCGGAAGAGGTTACATACAGTTAACTGGTAAAGAGAATTACACTGCATTCGGTAAGGCCATTGGAGAAGACATTTTGTCTAACCCAGATGTGGTTTCATCGAAATATGCCTTACTCTCAGCTGCTTGGTTTTTCACTAAAAATGGATTACACAAGATGGCTGATAGTGGCGCTTCCGATGCAGTTGTAACTCAAATTACAAAACGTGTTAATGGTGGTACAATTGGTTTAGCTGATCGTATCAAGCATTTTAAAGAGTATTATAAATTATTAGCTTAATAAACAATTTAAACTTAAAAAAATATGGCTTGGTGGGATAAAATCACAAAACCTTTTGAAGACGCATACGACGCAACTAAAGATGCTGCTGAAGCAGCAGCAAGAGAAACTGAAAGATTAGCTAGAGAAGCAGCTGAAGCAACTCAAAGAGCAGCTGAAGAAGCAGCACGAATTGCTGCAGAACAAGCAGCTGAAGCTCAACGTATAGCTGAAGCCGCAGCACGTGAAACCCAAAGATTAGCTGAAGAAGCTGCTAGAAAAGCAGAAGAAGCAGCAGCAGAGGCCGCAAAAATAGCAACAGATACTTATAACTACGCTAAACATTTAGAAAATGATGTTGAAGCTAGAACAATTAGCATCGCAGCAACAGTAGCTAGTACTACAACAGAATTAGCAAATGCTGGATTAGATGTAACTTCAGATGAATTTAAAATATTATCAGCAGAAGTTGAAAAACGAGTAATGGAAGGTATTGATGTAGTTGATGATTATGCTTGGGCTGCTTATGCTTGGTTAGATGAAAATGCATGTAGATTAGGATTAACAGCTGCTATCTCAATGGGATGTGTTGCTGCATTTACTCCAGCCCAACCAGCAGGAGCTGCAACTTCAACTACATTGTCATTTATGGCAACCCCAGTTTTATACATTGCGGATATGGCGGCTAAAATGGCAGTATCAACTGCAATGGGAGAAATAGTAGCAACTGGATTTTTAGCAATACCTGGTGTTGGTGGAAGTGTTGATGCTCAATTATTAAAAAATGTAATTTCAAATTGTATTTACTATAGCTTAGATTCAGCTGCATTGTGGGCTACTCCAGCAGGAGTTGGTATCGCAATCGGAGCTGCAGTAGCACCAGTTGTTGCAACTTTAGTATGTACTAGAACTTGTCCTGACGGATTTAGCAAAGCATTAGTTGCTTAATAAGTGAAGTATGTATTTGTATTCTTACTTTTAACTGTTTCATTTTTAAGTAAGGCACAAATACTTACCAACGCATATTTTGACCCCTGTTCGAAACAAATGGTATTCTATGATGTTCCGATCGGGGGTTCTGTGTTGATTGTATATCGTAGTTCTGCTCGTTCATTTTCATATGCTGAAGCCGCCAAAGGTGAGGTACAATTATGGGTAAATGAGCAAATGAAAGCTTATGTTTGTAAAGCTCAAGAAGTAGTTCAGCAAACCCAAACCCAAACAATATCTAACACAATTTCAGCAGTAGTAGCTCAAGCAGCAGCCCAAGTTGCGGCACAAACTGCTGCTCAAACCGCAGCTCAAACAGCAGCACAGACGGCAGCATCAACAGCTGCTAGTACCGCAGCATCTACTGCGGCTTCAACTGCAGCTAGTACTGCGGCTTCAACAGCTGCATCTACAGCTTCAGGTACTGCTGCTAATACTGCTGCTGGTGCCGCTGCTAGTACAGCATCAAGTACAGCTTCAAATACAGCATCAAGTAGTGCATCATCAAGTGCATCATCTACAGCGAGTTCAAGCGCATCATCAGCGGGTAGTTCAGCACCAAGTGGTGGAAGCGCCCCAAGTGGTGGAGGTGGAAATGCTGGTGGGGGAGGCGGTGGATCTTCAGGTGGGGCTAAAGCTGAAGCTAAAGCAGAGGCTAAATCTGAAGCAAAATCCGAAGCTAAATCTGAAAGTAAAAGCGAATCTAAATCCGAATCAAAAGAAGAAAGCAAATCAGAGTCTAAATCTGAAAGTAAAGAAGAAAAGAAAGATGATGCTAAAGGGGAAGGAAAAAAAGACGAAAAGAAATCCGATAGTAAAAAAGACGAAAAGAAAGCTAAAACAGTAAATACAACAAACCCACTAGTAGTTCAAGGAGATTTAGCAGCAATGCAAAATGCAGATAATACATTTACCCCAGTATTAGGCATATCAGCATCAAAATCTTCATTAATGGGTAATGAATCCTGGGGTGCTACTTCGATGATACATTTAAATTTTAAACAATTAGCATTAACAGGTAAATATACTAAAATGTATACTACAAATGGTGCTGTTAGTCATGTTCGAAACTATTCATTAACATATGCAACTACATTTACAGATCATTTAACATTTGGGGGTTATACTTACATTAAATTATTAGGTAAAAAAGGTGTTACTGGTTATAACGTATCATTAATTGCTGGATTTTTAGGTTCAGGAGATCAAATGTATGGGCCTTCATTAACTGGGTTTTATATGAGACCATTAGAAACAAAAACTAAAGTAAAATTTACACCTGAAGTGTTTTTACTTTATTCTCCAACATCTTATATTACGAGTGACCCAATAATGAAAATAAATAAAAATTTTAATGTTATGTTAGGTAATTCATTTGATATACCATTAACTAAACGTTTTAGAGTAAACTTTAATATTAAATCAAATCTATCATCTGATTTGACTCCTCCAACTTTCTTTTTTACATTGGGTTCAAAACTCAATTTATAAAATGGTTCCTTGTCTTTATTCTCAACCTAATGCTTTCTCCAAAGAACTTTGTGAGCAATTTATTAATTCATTTGAACAGTCTCAACTTAAAAAAGATTGTGACTCTAGACTAGATGATGGAACTATCCATAAAAAATCTACAGATATATACTTTCAAAATACAATTCAATCAGAGTGGTACATTAATGAAAAGGAATTATGGTTTCCTTTAATGGAAGAATTAAATCAAATTTTAAATAAAAAATTAAATGAGTATTATGATTTATACCCTGAATTAAATGGGTTACCTCCTATTGAAACAAGAAAATTCAACATGCAAAAATACAATCCAGGAGAGGGGTTTGCTAGATGGCATTTTGAAAACAATAATGGACTTCAAAGAATATTAGTTTGGATGATTTATCTAAATGATGTTAATGATGGGGGTACTGAATTTAAATACCAAAACCATTTAGAAAAAGCAGAACAAGGTAAATTATTAATTTGGCCAGCTGAATGGATATTTACTCATAAAGGCCAAATAAGCAATACAACAACTAAATATATCTTAACAGGATGGTTTGAGAGTGATATGTTTTTAGATATTTATAACAAATAATAATATGGAAGACCAAAATCAACAAAACCCAGAAGACGTAGTAGCATTTGATGTGCCTATGTTTATTCGTTTACTCGAATTTGCTCGTGAAGACGCAACTAATGACGAAGCATTACATCAAGCAACAGATAAAATTATTGAATTATGTCAAGATGGTCAAGTTTTAACTATGGATCAATACGATGAAATCGTAGCTGGAAACACTAAAACAGACACTTCAGGAATGAATGCAGTAGACGATAAAATAGAACCAATGAATGAAATTGAATATCGTTGGAATAAAATTGCAGGTATAAAATAAAAATAAAATGAAAAATAATTTAACAGAAGCACGTTTTCAATTTTTAGCAGGTGTAATTAATGAAAACGAATTTAAGCAATTAAACGAAATAGAAGATATAACATCAAAACTTGAAGCTGCTGGTTTGGATTTTAGTGATGGAATATTAGGAGGTGTTGGTTCTGGTGGAGGTGGTTATTACGATCCTGCATCAGATAAAATCAGTGGATTTAATTTAGATAAATTTGATGAAAATGAATTTAATAAATGGTATGATGGATTCGATAAAGATAGTTTTAATTCATTTACTTATGAAAAAGAATTTTCTGAGGATAATGAAGATGGAATCGATTATGATTCTTTATCTGATTTGAAACCAGGCATATATAGCATGACTGAGGAGAATGGATGTGCTGAAGTAAGCAGTAATGGAGATATTACATTATATGCAAATCCAATGCTTTCTGATGAAGAATTTAATGAGTTTAAACCTATTTTTTCATTAAACAGTGATGGGAGTGTAAAACCAGAAATGAGTAAAGAAGAAGTAAAAAATAAATTACAACAAAATCTTCAAAAACGAGGTGCTTGGGGTATAGTATAATACCGAATAAAATATTAAATAATGGAAGGACTTGTCAATCAAGTCTTTCCTAATTAAATTCAAGTTATAAATTTAAACAATAAGTTATGTGCGAAATTAGCAATTTAGAAATTACCAATTCAGGTAATGCAAATGGTATCTCACTCCATTTACAACAAATCATTGAAACCGAAGGTAAAGAGCGCTCTCTAACCGTAGAAGAAAAACAAACCATTATTGATAATGCAACTGTTGCATATGGTAATTTCTTAGACGCATTAGGTGTTGATTGGAAAAACGATCCAAATTCATCAAACACTCCAAAACGTGTTGCTAAAGCATACGTTAATGATTTATGGAGAGGTCGTTATGAAGTATTAGGTGATGTTACAGCATTCCCATCAGATGGTTATACAGGTATTGTATTAGAACGTGATATCCCAGTAGTATCAATGTGTTCTCACCACCATCAAACAATTTTAGGTAAATGTCATATTGCATATGTACCTGGTCCTCAAACTAAAGTAATCGGTTTATCTAAATTAAATCGTGTAGTTGAACATTTCTCACGTAGAGGTGCTATTCAAGAACAATTAACTATGGCTATTCATAATGCTATGGATAAATTAATTGAAGGTAATGAAGGTATTATGGTAATGTTGCATGCAACACACAATTGTGTATCATGCCGTGGAGTTAAGCATATGGGTGCTAGTATGATGACATCAGAAGTATCAGGTGTATTTGCTGATCACGCTAAAACAGCTAAACAAGAAGTATTAGAAATGTTAAAATTTAACCTACAAGCATATATTTAATAAGTTATGGAACAAGAATTAGAAAATTGGAAAGAGCAAATTATCAAACAAGAAGTTGATAAAGATCGATTATACTTCGTATCCGAAGTAGAGGAATTTAACCAATTATTTGGTAAATTGAATAATAAAATACCTACAATTCCTGAAAAAATGGAACGTGATTTTATTTATAACTTTATTCAGGAAGAATTAGATGAATATAAACATGCGGCTGATGAAGGAGATATTGTTGAAGTATTAGATGCTTTCTGTGATATTATGTACGTATTATCAGCAGGTATTATGGCATTTGGTTTAAAAGATAAATTTTTAGCTGCATACAACGAAGTACAACAATCTAATTTATCTAAATCATGTGCTACCGAGGAAGAAGCTGATGCAACTGCTAAGTTTAGAACTGCTGCATCGCAACGCCCCTGTCATTTTGAAAAACGTGGTAATAAATTTGTAGTTTACCGCTCAGAAGACCGTAAAGTACAAAAATCATTATCATATTTTGCCCCTAATTTAAGACAATTTTTTACCGAAGAAGAATTAAAAAATGCAAAACATTAGAAATTACATCGAAAATAATCAGGGACTAGAAATATTTACTATTCCTAATTTTTTAAATGATGATGAATGTGATTATTTATGTAATCATATTGAAATTAATAATACTCGTTCTACTGTAGCTGGATCTGGATTAAAAAAATCAACATATGATAATGGACGCACAAGTAACACATCAGTAATTCCTGATAATGATCCTAAATTCCAATCTATTAATAATAAAATGTATGAGGAATTAGGAATTGCAAGTGAGTATTCAGAACCTACTCAAGGTCAAATTTATCAGGAAGGTCAATATTTTAATTACCATAATGATTATTTTGATGGGGATGGTTATACTAATCATTGTTTAGCTAGTGGGCAACGAACATGGACTTTTATGATTTATTTAAATGATGTAGAAGAAGGAGGTGAAACTGACTTTCCACGTATAAATCAAAGAATAGCACCTCAAAAAGGAACCGCTGTTGTTTGGAAAAATTCAAATGGAACCGGAAGTGAAAACCCAGCCGGTCATCATTCGGGTTTAGCTGTCGTGAAAGGAAAGAAAATGATTATTACTAAATGGTTTAGAGAAAATATGTATAATTCCATCGAAGACGAAAGATTAGCAACAGAATATCATAATAAAAATAAAAAACGTAATTTTAATTCTCCAAGTGAATTACCAAAATTAAGTCCTTTAGGGTTTAAAGTAGTAAAAGTCCCAGAAAATACATGGAGATTAGTAAAAGAAGCATACAATTTATTACAATCAGTTAAAACAGTAGAAAGTTGGAATGGAATTACTGATTTTATTCATGATAATGATGGAAAAGCACCTGTTGAAATTTTTAACATGGATCATTGTTTTAGAATTAAAGAAATTATTTTAGAAGAATTAAAACCACTTCATCAAGAATTCGCCCAAGGACGTTCAATAGAACCTTTTTGTATTTATGGTATTAGATCTTATATGAGAGGAGCTATACTAGAAAATCATACAGATAGACCCCAAACACATCATGTTTCTTCTATTATTGTAGTTGATAAACAAGTAGATAAAGATTGGGCATTAGATTTTCAAGATCATGATGGTGAATGGCATAAAATATATGCTGAACCTGGGGATTTGATTTTATATGAATCAGCAATTTGTAAACATGGTAGAATAGAACCATTTGATGGTGAGTTCTATAGAAATATGTTTATACATTATAAATTATCAGATTATACTTATACAGGGCAATAAATGGATTATATAGTTGTAAGTACTAGCAAATGCGACTATCAAGCTTGGCAGTTAAAATTGTTATATTGGTCAATCAAAAAATCAAAACAAAAAGGTAAATTAGTATTATTAGTATCATCTGATGAATTACATGCTGGAGAAAATCCAGATTTTGATTTTCCATCAGATGTAACTATTATTAATCAACCTGATTGGGCTTGGAAATGGAAAACTGAAAACGATGATTGGTGGGGAGGTATTCCTAACAAGTATAAAGCAGTTGAATGGTTATGTGATAATAATTACTTCAAAGATAAAGATAAATTATTATTTTTAGACCCAGACATGGTGTTTAAGACACCAATAGATGTTGATATTGCAGATAATCAAGTAATAGGTCAAAAATTTATTCATTTTCAAGATTTACCTGATTGGAAAAAATATAGTAGTTCTGAAGGTATAATGTATCCTTTTGCTTTAAAATTTTCTACATTAAAGAAAATAAGCAAAGATTATACTAAATTCTGCGAACAAATAAGAAAGCAAACTGGAAAATGGGAATCTGAAATGTGGGGGCTGGATTATGCTTTGAAGGAAAATAACATTAATATCAAATTAATTGAAGATTGGGGTACTTGCACTGAGTGGAATAGATTTAATGATAGAGATACTATTGGTAATTTAATTCATTATCCTAATGAAATATTAAATGAAAATAATGATAGAATATTCTTTAAACAAGATTATACATTCACCCCAGACCAAAAAATATTATTAAATACAACTAAAAATAAACTAGATAATCTACTACTTACAGATGTAGATCAACAACGTACAGACTATTTATATTATTTAAAATATAATTTTGATTCTATATTTAAATTTTATGATGGTTCTAAAGGGTATTTAATATTTAAACCTTGGCCTGGTGGTTTTAATAATATTAGAATGTCTATGGAGTTAGCAGTATGTTTAGCATATCTAACAAATAGAACTTTAGTATTAACTCCTAAATATAGTATGTATTTACTTAAAGGTGAATCTAGTATGGATACCTTCTTTGATACATCTAATCTAGGAATTAAATCAATTTCATTTGATGAATTTTGTTCTTTAAAAAACATACCTAATAATTGGGATGAAATTAAAACTATTAGTAAAGTATTAAACTATGATGCTGTAGCTAATGTAATAAATTTTGAACGTATACCTCCACCCTCAAAGTTTTTAAAAGGTAGAAATTATATTAATGATGAAGATTATTTTACTAATGAAGAATGTATATTTTTAGATAGTAATTTATTAGGTAGTAGTTATCAAGCAATTTATACTTGCTTAGATGATGAAATTAAAAAACTAATTGCTAAATATGTAAAATACAAACCAGAAATATTTGATATAGCATGGCAGTTTATTAACTATTTAGAAGATAAATCATATTATTCAATTCATATCAGACGAAATGATTTTCAATATAAAGACTTATTCATTACGTGTGAACAAATTTTAGATAATATTAAAGATATTATTCCTTTTGGTTCTAAACTATACATTGCAACTGACCAAAATGACCCATCGTTTTTTGATCCTTTATCTAAACATTATAGTTTATTCTTTTATGATGATATTCGTTCTAAAATTAAAATATATGATAAATTTGATGTAAATTATATTCCAATAATTGAACAATTAATCTGTACTCGGTCAATTAAATTTATAGGTAATAAACTATCTACTTTATCATCATACATTTATCGTTTAAGAGGATATATGGGTGATATTGAAGATAAAAATTATTATATAAACACCGAAAAATACAACCCAGGATTACAAGAAGTATTTACAATGGACAACAGTTATATTGCTAATTGGGCTCGTGAATATAAAGATTCTTGGAATTGGTATAAAGGTAGAGTATTTGTATCTGTTGCTAGCTATTGTGATAGCAGAATTACAGATACTTTAAAAAGTATATATTCTGAAGCATGTGATGAAACCCGAATAGTTGTTGGGTTACATCTACAAGATACTCAAGAAGTATATGATGAATTATTAAAATTAAATTATCCAAATTTAAAAATTAAATTTACATTAAAAGAAAATGCTAAGGGGGTAGTATGGGCAAGGAATAAAATTCGAGAAGAATTATATCAAGGTGAAGAATATTTCCTTCAAATTGATTCTCATTCAAGGGTAAAAAAGAATTGGGATGCTATTTTAATTAATCAATATAATAGTATTGAACAACCAAAAGTTGTAATTACTACATATCCTAATCACTTTGATATGCCCGATCCAGAAAAAAAGTATTTAGATTTACCATATAATACTCCACTTCGCATCAGACAATTTTTAGATGATTATAATCTTAAAGATAATAGAGTAAGAGCTGAAAATTTACCTTCCCTTCAAGACTATGAAGTAAAAGAAACAAGATGGGCAGGTGCTGGGTTTTTATTTACTCAAAAACAATGGGTAGATGAAGTAACAATGCCTGATGAAATTATATTTAATGGAGAAGAAGATTTTTTAACTTTTTTAAGTTATTTAAAAGGGTGGAATTTATTTGTTCCTTCTGAAGCTACAGTATGGCATAATTATGAGTTCCGTTTAGCTGAAGATGAAAAACCATACCGAGAACATAATAATTCATATTTGATAAATGATAATTCTATAGAATCTGTAAATAATATGTTATTTAATTCAGAATTTGAACGAAATCTTGAGCAGTTAGAAGAATATTTTAATTGGAAATTTAGACGTATATAAATGATAAAACTTGATAATGTTACTTTATGCACAGTAAGTAGTGTTCATATAGATGACCACGTAAGAGCTTTAAATTATTCATCTCAATATTTTAAATTTGCTGAAACTAAATTCATTACACATAAAGAAATAAACGAGCCTGGAATCGAATGGATAGAATGTGAAGAAATAAAAAGCCAAAATGAATATAGTTTTTTCATGGTAAATAAATTTCCTCAGTATATTAATACCGATTTTGTTTTATTAGTACAAGCTGATGGTTTTATTATTAATCCTCACAAATGGACTGATATATTCTTAGAATATGATTATATAGGTGCTCCTTGGCCTGATGAGCCACAGTGGGGATTTACAGGAAATACTAGAGTAGGAAATGGTGGGTTTTGTTTAAGATCTAAAAAACTTATTAATTTACCTATACAATTAGATTTTAGAAATCGAACTATGGATTTTGATACGTGGCATGAAGATGCTTTTTATTGTATCCATAATAGAAGCTTATTAGAAAGTAATGGGTGTAAGTTTGCTCCTTTAGAAGTAGCAAAACATTTTTCTCATGAACTACATGAAATAGATTTAGAAGGTATAGAACCTTTTGGATTTCATGGAAGACCTAGAAAAGAATTCTATGATTTTAAAAATGAACATTTAAAACGTGCTAATTTGCGCCCTCAATATTATAACTACAGTCTATGATTTTTGTAAGTATAGCCTCATATAGAGATAAAGAACTGATAAAAACTGTTAATAGTTGTTTATCTAAAGCTAAACATCCTGAAAATGTTAGAATTGGAATTTGTTGGCAATATGATGATGAAGAAGATATAACTGCATTAGATGATATACCTCAAGTACAATCTTACAAAGTATGTTGGGAAGATGTAGAAGGAAGTGTGTGTTGGGCTAGAAGTATTATTCAACAAAAATTCTTTAATGATGAAGAATACTACTTTCAGATAGATTCTCACACATTATTTGCCCAAGATTGGGATGAAATATTAATTAATATGTACAATGAGTTACCAACAGACAAAGCAGTAATATCAGTTGGTCCCCCATATTATTATGATTTATCAGCAGAAGGTGCTTTACCTCATTTAGAATGGGAACCTGTAGATTTTATAGATGGTATTTACCGTGATAGTGTTATTCAAAAACAAAAATTAGATAGTGCTGGTGGTATTCATTTTATGTATGGATTTTTACCAGCTGAGGATATTTCAAAACCAATTCCTGCTAGGCATATAAGTGCTGCTTTGTTATTTACTGTTGGAAAATGGGTTAAAGATGTACCCTATGATTCTGATTTATACTTTGCTGGTGAAGAACCTACATTAACTTTAAGAAGCTATACTAACGGATATGATATATTTAATCCGAATAAATTTGTAATTTGGCATTTAAAATATAATTTTTCACATAGAAAACGTCATTGGAATACATTTGATCAAAAAGTTATTGATCAAAAATCCCATATTAGTTCTCAAAAATATAATAAAATAGTAGCAGGTAATGAATTAGGAGTATATGGTTGTGGAAAAGAACGTAGTTTATTAGATTGGGAAATATATTCTGGGGTATCATTTAAAGATACCGCAGCTCATCCTGATGTATTTAAAGGTGTTATTCCAAATCCTATAACAATTACAGATTTAAATGAATGGGAATTAATAAAATTAAAGAAAAATGAAATTTAAAGATTTTTACACAGACGGACAATCTAATAATATTTGGGATTGTGATAAGGGAACTAATCATTCATATATAGAACATTACTATGATTTAGAATTCTCAGATAAAAGATCTAAAGATTTAAATTTTTTAGAGATTGGAATTTGGGAAGGAAGTTCTTTAAAGTTATGGAAGAGTTGGTTTGTAAATGCTAACATAATCGGAATAGATGACGATAGTGGTATATTTGGTAATCTAAGAAGATCAAAATTTAAACATATTCCAGGAGCTGAAATGATTTGGGGAGATGCTTATTGTAATGATGTTACAAATAAATTTGAAAATAATTATTTTGATTATATTATAGATGATGGGCCTCATACTTTTGAATCTCATGAATTATGTATTAAAAAATGGTTACCTAAATTAAAATTTGGAGGGAAATTAATAATAGAAGATATATTTTATCTTAGTCAGGATCCATCTCCCCTAGTTGGAGAACAATTAGTTTCATTGTTAGATAGTAATTTACATGATTTTCGCTTTTTTGACTTCAGAGAAATTAAAGGAAGAGGAGATGATATTATTTTAGAAATAACTAAAAAATAAAATAATGAAATTAATAGTATTAAGTCAATACACATTAGATAAAAGATATGAAGAAATTTCAAACTTACATAATGATTATTGTTTAAGTAAATTTATAGATTTAAAAATTCCAACTATAAAATATTGTGGGAGTCGAGCATATCAAACTATTAAAAGTGATTTAGACTTAAATATAGATTTTAATAATGAACCTTATAAATATATTCAAGATGAAAATCAACTTTATATAAATTGTGCTGATCTATTAGATTATACAGATGATATAGATCCTAGAGGTATAAAAACATATTATGCTTTTAAGTATTTATTAGAACATTTTGATTTTGATGTATTGTTTAGAACTAACTGTACTTCTTATTTAGATGTTAATAAAATAATAGAAGAAAGTAAAATGCTTCCTTGTAAAAAATTATATACTGGAGCTATTGCGGGGATGAAAGATATATGGTTTGTTATTAGTGCATATAATTATATTTCAAGAGATTTAGTTGAGCAAGTAGTATCACATGGGGATAGATATCTTGAACTCACCTGTGATAATATAAGTAAAGGTTCTACTGAAGTTTTTGAAGATATTTGTATAGGTAAATTATTTAAAGAATTAGGATTAGATTTAGATATGGAAAATCAACCTTTTCTTATACATCCATTTTATTACAAAACTCCAGAATCAATAAAAAATGGAATTCAAAAACAAAATGAACGTTCTTCATATAGATTTAATGCAGAATATGTAGAAGGATTTAAAATGATCCATAAACTTTTTAAAAATTAAAATGAAAATATTAGTTTGGGGAATAGAATCAGATTTAAAAACTGCTGAAACTAAAGCAGAATATTTATTAAATACAGCTAAATATTTTGGTGTAGATGTTGAATTAATTGGAATAGGACATACTTTTACAAATTTTACCAACAGATTATATATACTACAAGATTATCTTAAAGATATTAACCCTGAAGAAGTTATATTAGTAATGGATGGATACGATACTTTATTTAACAATACTGTAGAATATACTTTATCTCAATTTCATCAAAAAAATACAAAAATATTAATATCATCAGAGAAATTATTTACATACCAGTGGGGAAAATTTCAACATAAATTTGATACTATAAATTCAGACTACAAATATGTTAATGCTGGAACTTTTATGGGATATGCTGGTGATTTAAAAATAATGGTTGATGAATTGTTTGAAATTTATAAACTTTACCCAACTGATATAGATCAAGGATTACTTGGGGTATGGGTTTATAATAATTTTGAAGATAATAAAAAAGTACAATTAGATACTAATTGTGATGTATTTTGGGTAACTAGTAAAGATTGGGATGTTTTAAAAAATATTGATATCGAAGAAAATATATCTAATCCTTCAACTAACTCAAAACCATTTGTAATTCACAACACAGGAAACGGAGATCCTAATTTATACGAATCTTATAAAAACGCATATAATAAAATAATATCAAATTATGAATAAAAAAGCACTAGTATTAGGAGCAGGAGGTTTTATAGGGAGCCATTTAGTTAAAAGATTAAAATCTGAAGGATATTGGGTAAGGGGAGTTGATTTGAAATTACCTGAATTTTCCTCATCAGAAGCTGATGAATTTATTATTGGAGATTTAAGAAATCCATCATTAGTATCTAAAGTATTATACGCCCCACATCAATTATCAGAACAGGATAACGAGAACTCATTTGATGAAGTGTATCAGCTAGCTGCAGATATGGGAGGTGCTGGTTATATTAATACTGGTGATAATGATGCGGAGGTAGTGCATAATTCTATGTTAATTAATTTAAATGTAGTACGTGAAGCTCATAAAAAATCAATTAAAAAAATATTTTATGCTTCATCTGCTTGTGTTTATAATGAGCACAATCAATTAGATCCTGAAAACCCAATTTGCACAGAAAATTCAGTATATCCTGCTTATCCCGATTCAGAATATGGGTGGGAAAAATTATTTTCAGAGCGATTATATGCAACATACAATCGTAATTATGGATTAGATATTCGTGTTGCTCGTTTTCATAATGTATTTGGACCTGAAGGTACATTTTATGGGGGAAAAGAAAAAGCACCAGCAGCAATATGCCGCAAAGTAGCTGATTCATTAATGGATGAAGAAATTGAAGTGTGGGGTGATGGTCTACAAACACGTTCATTTTTATATATTGATGAAGCAATTGAAGGTGTTCGCCGCTTAATGAAATCAAATTATATTGAACCTATTAATATTGGTTCCGATTATATAATTTCAATGAATAGTTTAACTAGAATGGTAATTAAACTAGCAGGTAAACGAGCAGGAATTAAAAATATTCCTGGCCCACAAGGTGTTAGAGGTAGAACATCAGATAATACACTAATTAAAGAAAAATTAGGCTGGGAACCTACACAACCGCTTTATATTGGTTTGGAAAAAACGTATAAATGGATTCAATCTCAAATGTTTTCTTAATTTATTTTAAATAGATTATGTACGATTATTTAATTATTGGAGCTGGATTATTCGGTTCTATATGTGCTAGAGAATTAACTAATGCAGGTAAAAAAGTATTAGTGATTGATAAACGAGACCACATAGGTGGAAATTGTTATACTGCTGATGTAGGTGGAATTAACATTCATGTTTATGGTCCTCATATATTTCATACTAGTAATAAACAAGTATGGGATTATATAAACCAATTTGCTGAATTTAATCATTTTACTTTACGGCCTAAAGTTAAATATAAAAGTAATATATACTCGTTTCCTATTAATTTAATGACTTTGCATCAAGTGTATGGAGTAACTACCCCTCAACAAGCTGAGTTAATATTAGATTTAGAAAGGATACCAAATGATAAACCTAAAAATTTAGAAGAATGGATTTTATCTCAAGTAGGAGAAAAAATATACGAACGTTTTATTAAAGGATATACTACTAAACAATGGGGAAGAAGTCCTAAAGAACTACCATCTTCAATCATTAAACGATTACCTATTAGATTAACTTATGATGATAACTATTTTAATGATAAGTATCAAGGTATTCCTATTGGTGGTTACACTCAAATATTTGAAAAATTATTAAAAGGTATTGAAGTAAAACTAAATATAGATTATTTAGAAGATAAAGAAAATTTAGATAATTTAGCACATAAAGTAATATACACAGGACCTATAGATAAGTTTTATGGATATGCTTATGGAAATTTAGATTATCGTTCATTACGATTTGAAAGCGAATATCTTGACATTCCTGATTATCAGGGGAATGCTCTTATAAATTATAATGAAGAAGAAATTCCATATACTCGAATTGTTGAGCATAAACACTTTGAATTTGGAAAACAAGATCATACTATTATTACTCGTGAATATCCATCAACTACAGGTGAGCCTTATTATCCTATAAATGATGAAAAAAATAATAAAAAATATGATCTATATAAAAAATTAATGCTACAAGAGGAAAAACATATATTTGGAGGACGATTAGCTGATTACAAATATTATGATATGCACCAGGTAATTGCATCTGCATTACATCAAGTTAAATTATTATTGTAACTGTATAAAGTTTCTTAATTATATTTACAATAAAAAAGTTATATGTATCAAGCAATTTATTACGATAGAAAAACTAAACTATATTATCTACGTGATGATATATTTGGTTGGAAAAAAGAATTTAAATACCAACCAACATTTTACAAACCAGATCCACAAGGTCAATATTTAACATTGTTTGGTGATAAAGTATCACCAACTAAAACATATTCAGATGATTGTTTAGAAAAAGATGTTGATAAAGATACTCGAGTATTAGTTGATTTATACTCAGAATCAGACGATACACCATCATACCACAATACAGTATTTTTTGATATTGAGTGCGAGATTGCAGGTGCATTAACACCTCAAACAGTAGCTAATGCTCCTACTAAAATAACATCAATTGCTTTATATGATGTAAACACAAAACAATATTATTGCTATATATTAGATGAAAATCAATTACTTGAAAGTTCTCAAAAAGATAATACATTTATTATCTCTTGTGTTTCAGAAAAAATCTTGCTGCTCGCGTTCCTAGATAAATGGAATGAAATAGATCCAACAATAATCTCGGGGTGGAACAGCGAATTCTTTGATGTACCTTATACATACAACAGGATCGTTAACGTATTTGATGATGGTGGAGTAACAGCTTCCCGTTTATCTCCAATTGGAAAAATATACATAGATGATGAAAGTGATGAATGTCCAATCCAAATAGGAGGAATTAATCATTTAGATTATATGTTACTATTTAAAAAATATGTAACTAAACAAGAACCATCATACGCATTAGGTAATATTGGAACTAAGTATGTTAAGTTAGGTAAAATTGAGTATTATGGTTCATTAGATAAATTATTTAAGGAAGACGTACAGAAATTTATCGAATATAATATTCGTGACGTTGAAATTTTAGTTAAATTAGAGGAAAAATTAAAATTTATTGATCTAACAGTTACAGTATGTCATTTATGCCATACAACTTATAAAACTATATATTTTTCAACCACTTTAAATGATGGTGCTATTTTAACTTATTTAAAACGTAAAAATATTGCATCACCTAATAAACCTACAACATCAAATAAACAACTAGCTGGTTTATCACGTAAAAAAGCTGAATTTAACTATCAGAATAGTGATAAAAAAGAAGAGGCTAAAAAAGAATATGATAGAATTATTGAATTATCTGAATATGCAGGTGGTTATTTAAAAGAACCTGAACCAGGATTATACGAGTGGGTAATTGACTTAGACTTTACATCGCTATATCCATCAATTATTCGTTCTTTAAATATTGGTATTGAAACATTAGTAGGTCGTATCCAAAATAAACATAAAACTGATAATCAGTGGTCCTTAGATGAATTAAAGGGTATGGATCCTAACACCCCAGTTATTGTTGAAAAATTACTACCAGATAAAACAATAAAAGAAACACAAACAACAGCAGGTATAATGTATAATTTTGTTAAAAATAATAACTTAATTATATCGGCTCCCGGTGTTATATTCGATAAAAATAAACAATCAGTCGTGTGTGAAATCTTAACTGACTGGTTTAATAAACGTGTTGAGTATAAGAACCTAATGAAAAAAGCATACAAAGCAGGTGATACTGCTATGGGCGAGTTCTATAACCGACGCCAACATGCATATAAAATTAAGTTAAATGACGTGTATGGTGTATTTGCTCTGAACTCGTGGCGCTATACTGATGGACATAAGATGATATCTAAAGCCATTACATTAACAGGACAACGATTAACTCAAGAATCGATTATATTCTGTAATAAAATAATGAATGAGCGATTAGGTACAAATAATAAAGATTATATTATAACTTCAGATACCGATTCATTATTTATTCATGTTAAGGATTTATTACGAGCTGAAGGTGTTGATTTAACTGATAAAGCTGCTTGTATTGCTGCTACGTTAGAGCTTGCAACCGAAATACAATCATTAGCAAATAAACATTTAGATACACTAATTGTTGATTTATTTAATCTACATGATCGACCTCACTATTTTGAATTAAAACAAGAGGTAGTAATCGAACGGGGCTATTTCTCAGGTAAACGTCGTTACGCAATGTATATTGTAAATAAGGAAGGTGTTACAGTTGAAGAGCTAGACATGAAAGGATTGGATTTGATGAAGTCTAACTTTCCACCATTATTCCGTGAATTTGGCGAGTCGATTCTAAACCAAATCATGTTTGGTAAACAAAAACAAGATATCGATAAACAAATACTTGAATTTAAAACTAAAGTAAATACAATTGATTGGCGTCAATTACTAAAACCAACTGGATTAAAGCAATTAGGATCATATATTGATTCACGTCCTAGAAACGGTGAAATATTTAGTAAACTACGATTAAAATGTCCAATCAATACTAAAGCCGCTATCCGCTACAATGACTTACTACAATTTAAAGGATTAGATAAACAATACTCTAAATTCCAAATTGGTGATAAAATGCTAATTGCATATTTAAAAGATAATCCATTTAAAATTGATTGTATCGGATTTAATGGCTATAATGATCCTCCACAAATTATTGAATTTATTGAAAAGTACATTAATAGAGGACTACTATTTGATTCAGTAATGAAAAATAAAATTGAAGGACTATATTCTGATATTGGGTGGGGGATGCCTATCTTTAATGCTAATTTTAACAAATTCTTCACTTTTGATTAAAAAATATATATTTATATATGATGAAAAAGTTATACATATTATTACTAATGTTGATGGGAGTGTCAGCATTCGGTCAAAAACAGAAATTTATTATTGTTAAAACATATAAAAATGGCGTTGCTACTGTATCTAAAGTAATTCCTTTACCTGTACCTCAAAAAATTGAAGTTACTCAAATTAAATATGTTCCACAAATAAAAATTAAAAAGTCAAAACCTCAGATTGTAAAGCAAATTGAATATAAGTTAGTAAATGTTCCAACTGCTCCTACAGCATTAGATACAGTTGCTATTTTGCAACAATATTATCCAAAAAACGCACATAAGGAAGTACTAACATTAGAAGATGGTATTGGTAGTGTTATAATTACAGATACAATCTCTCATAATCGTTTAGTAAGTAGGAGATGGATTGCTGATGTAAAACCAAAAGTTAAGGAACGAATTGTAGAAGTATATCGTCCAAAAACAGTACAATGGTATATGGGCCCACATATGACTACAAACTTTATACAACCCTTCCAGTCATTTGGATTATCAATTGTTCGTAAAAACTTAAATGATAATTTACTTCAATTACAAGTAGGTGGAAACGTACATGAAGGTTCTATGCGTCCAAATGCTTATATGGGAATTGGCATGCTTTTAAAGCTAAATTAAATTTCTTTATTAAATTAAGGTTATGATCGATAAACGTAAATTAGTGGATAGTATTGAAAAATATTATCTAAATGGACTAACTGAAGCAGTTAAGTTCAACATTAAAAATAATGTATTAGTAATTCCATTCTCTACTACTAATCGTGATGTAGTGGGTAAAATTACATTACCAATTGAATTACCTAATGCTGAATTTGGTATATTCGAAACTGCCCCATTATTAAAATTATTAAACATTTTAGATACAAATGTGGATATTCAATACCAGGAAAAATTCGGTATTGTAGAAAAATTACTGATTGAGGATAACCAATATAAAATGATGTTTTCAGCATCAGATATATCATTAATCCCTAAAACACCAAATGTAGTCGATGTAACTTATCAGTTAACATATGCTATAGAACCCGATTTCGTTACTCGATTTATTGATTGCAAGAAAGCATTAGGACCAGACATCAAAACATTTACATTAGAACCACAACCAGATACTGCTCGAATCATATTAGGTGGCTCATCAGGATATGCTAATAAACTAGAATTTAATATTCCAGCTAAAACTGAAGGATTTCCATTTGCATCATTATTATTTCCATCAGATGTATTAAAAGAAATATTATCAGTTAATAAAAACTTTGATAGTGCTGAAATGAAGGTAGATGGAGAAGGATTAATGTCATTATATTTTACTGAAGATGATATAACTTCTCAATACTTTATTATGGCTTCTTTAACTTAGATATATTTATATTATGGAACCCGTCATAGGTCCAAATGGAGTATGACGTTAAAAGTTGATTATTTAATAACTTTAAAATTTAAAAACCATGTATTTAACACTCTTAAACGAGAGAAACAACTCTGTTTCTACATTCGACAAAGTCTTTGACGACTTATTAAAAAAACAATTCCCAGAATTACAAAAAGAAACCGGACTATCATTTACTCAAGGATCATATCCTAAAGTTAATGTTATCGAGTTCGATGATAAAGTTAGAATCGTAGCAGAAATTGCTGGA